GACTTTACTGTAGAACAATTAGACAACTTATATTCTAGTACGGCAGAATTCTTAACACCTGATTCACCGACATTAGACGATGACTCAGAATTCATTTCTGATTCTGATGGTGTACGTTCTGACATTGATACGGGAGCACTACATTCTGGTTTCGATATCTCAAGCACAGAGACAATCGACCAAGAACGATTTACATGGAACCCTATGGTTTCGCGTGTTGATTCTGATAACCCACTATTACTTGATAGTGATGGTATTACACAATTACCAGTTGGTGATTCTGATTCAGAAATTTCACTACGTGAGATAATAGATGGTGGATATTAGTATAAATACTAACATATAATCTTTAGGTAAAAGAAATGACTAAACAAGTATTAAATAGAGGCACAATTGCAAACGACGGTACGGGCGATACGCTCCGTACCTCAGCATTAAAGATACAACAGAACTTTGATGAAATCTACAATAAGTTAGGTGATGGTTCTGTTCTTATGTCTTTAATCGACTTTGATTCATCTGCAATTGTTTTTGAGGGTTTATCAGCAAATAACTTTGAGACACGTTTACGTGCAACGGACCCGACTCAAGACCGTGAAGTTTTCATCCCAAACTATGGTGGTGAACTTGTCATGGATTCTGCAACTCAGACTCTTGCTAATAAGACACTGACTAGTCCTGTATTAACAACACCTCAACTCAATGATACAAGTGCAAACCATCAATATGTATTCGAAGTAAGTGAACTATCTGCTGACAGAACAGTAACATTACCTTTACTTACAGGTGATGATGAGTTTACATTCAACTCACATACTCAAACACTTGCAAATAAAACGATTCAAGCACCAACTATAAATAGTCCTATCATCGGTGATGAGATTAGAGATAGTTCGGGTAACGAATTAATCGTATTCACTGGTAATGGTTCTGCTGTCAACTATGTGAATATAGAGAACACTAACACAGGTGTTCCAGTTATCATTCAAGGTGCAGGTGAAGCAAATACATCATTATCGTTACAAGGTACCGGTAACGGTGGTGTTAGAATCAATTCACGTCTTGCATTAAAGACTCAAGGATTGAATGCCGCAGGAACAGTAAGCGCAGGTGACCCAGTTACATTATTTAATAACGCATCTCCTGCAAGTCACTCATTAGCAAATGGTACAACTAGTGTTAATGGTGAAATCAAGTACCTTGTAAACTTGGGTGCAGGAACACAGACAATCAACGAGACTAGTAACAATCTTACTGCATACTCAAGTATCACAATGACACAGAATGATGCAGTAACATTATTATGGTTTGGTTCTCAGTGGATTGTAGTAAATAATCAAGGCGCAACCTTAAACGTGTAGGATAGATAAATGCCAGTAATTACCGATCAATTTAAAAAACAAGTGCTTGACGATATCATTGATGATTTCAATGACTCGGCAAGTTCACGATATTATGCCGCAATCGGTAGGTCTGATGATTGGAACGACAGTGACGTTGCAACAGTACCTACAAACGATGCGTTAAGTGCTAAACGTGCAAGACATTCAATGCAAGCATTAAAACTCATTGAAGATATCTCGTATGTTATTCCGAGACGTTCTTGGGTTGCTAACTTAATTTACTCACCATATGACGACAATGATGTTGGTTTTCCAGAGAACCCGTTCTATATAATCAACCAAAATAATGAAGTATATATTTGTTTAGAACAGGGTAAGAAACAAGATGGTTCTTCTGAATTATCTACTGTTCAACCTACTGGTAATACCGAAGGTTCTCCATTCCGTACATCTGATGGTTATACTTGGAAGTTCTTATACTCTATCGGTGCACTTCGTGGTGATAAGTTCATCTCTTCTGCATATATGCCAGTACGTTATGTTGCATCAACTGATTCAAACTCACCTGCTGAAGATTTACAGCAAGAGATTGTACAGAACAATGCAATCAAAGGTCAGATTGTTGGATATAAAGTAACTAACGGTGGTTCTGGTTATACATCTAGTCCTTCAGTATCTATTGTAGGTAATGGACAGAATGCACGTGCATATGCTGTTCGTGCAGGTGATGCAATCGTAGATGTGAAAGTAGTAGCAGACTCAGCAGGTAACTCAGGTGCTTCTTACTTCGGTCAGAACTATGACTATGCAAATGTTGTCATTACTGGCGGTGGCGGTGACTCATGTTCAGTACGCCCTATCATTGCAATCAATCCATCTGGTATAGGTTCTAATCCAGTTATTGACTTGAAAGCAAATGGTGTAATGTTCAATACTAAACCAGATGGTGAAGAAGAAGGTGATTTTTTCTCAGGCGATGAGATATTCAGACAAGTATTGTTACTACGTAATCCTAAAGTAGATAGTGCAGATGGTACTAATCTTACATCCACTACCGCTCGTGCACTTAGACGTATTATAACAGATGGCAGTGCGTTTGTCAAGGCAAATGTTCAAAAATCTCAAATACAAGGTGTTACTTCTGGTGCAGTCGCAGTCATTGATAATACTAATGATTCATCTAATGTCTGGTATCATCAAACAGAGACTACAGGTTTTACTGCATTTGAAGTTGGTGAAGAAGTTCAAGTAGTAGGTAATACTGGTATCAACGGTACGATACTAAGTCTTGATAGTGCAGAGATAAATCCTTACACTGGGGATCTGCTATATATTGATAATCGTTCTGCTGTTACACGTTCTGCTGACCAGCAAGAAGACTTAAAAATCGTAATCACTATCTAGGAAAATAGAAATGCCAAAGACTTTTACTAATCAATCATTCTCTTCAACGTATAAAGACGATTGGAAAGATAGTGACCATTATAACCGCATACTGTTTAATCCAGGACGTGCGTTACAAGCACGTGAACTTACTCAGATGCAAACCATCATTCAAGAAGGTATTCGTAAGTTTGCGAATAACATCTATCAGAAAGATGGTGTTCCAATCAAGACTGGTGGTATCTCAGTAAACAATGCAGTCTCTTTCATTAAGATTGCACTCGACACTAACAATAAATTTGATGATGTGACTTCACTAGTCGGTGTTGAATTAACTGGTCAATCAAGTTCAATTAAAGTTAAAGTAACAAAAGCAGTTGCGGCAGAGAATGGTGATCCTGATACATTATATGTACAGTATCTTGATGATCCTACTACTCGTACTCCTTATGCCACATACAATAGTCCAAGTTATGTAACTCCGGGTGAAGTATTATCTAACGGTTCTGACATTAACATGACCGTTCAAACAATCAATACAAGTGTTAACCCTGCGATTGGTTTTGGTTCTCAGATAGAGATTGGTGATTCTAATTTCTATGCAAATGGTCACTTTATCTTTGCTGAAAGACAAACTATCTTCTTGAATAAGTACAAGGGATATCAAACAGCAAACATAGGATTTAAAATCGTACAAGATATTGTAACTGTATCTGATACAGATGCATTGTATGATAACACTAACGCAACTCCTAATCGTGCATCTCCAGGTGCTGACCGCTATCGAATTCGATTGATTTTAACAAAGCAATCTGATATAGTTTCGGGCGATACTTACATTCACTATTGTAAGATTCAAGCAGGTAAACTTGTTGAACAGTCTACTGCGTCTGACGAAGGTTTTAACTCAGTTAAAACATTTGTTAACAAACGTATCAAAGAAATCAATGGCGACTTTATCAAGAAGTACTGGAAGTTACGTGTTGATATTAACGGCACAAATACTTCAAGTGACTTGATGCTACGTGTAGACCCAGGCATTGCATACATTCAAGGTAATCGTGTAGAGACTTCTCATACTCAATATCTTCCTTTACGTAAAGCAACTGATACAATTGTACGTGATGATCCTCAAGAACAAATTGGTATTGACTACGGCAACTTCTACTACTTTGATAGTGGTGTTGGTATGCTTGATATCGATACTTGCGAAACTGTAAACTTATATGCGGGTTATGACGGTGCTGATTCAGTAATCGGTACTGCAAACATTCGTGCAATCACAGAAGGTAGCAGTAACAATCGTGTCGGTGGTTACACTTACGAACGTATTCCTGCTTACAAAGCACACTTATTCAACGTGTTCCGTAACAACTTTAATTACTCGTTACGTGATGTTAAATCTATTAAATCTTCAAGTAATACTCACTTAGTTAACTTAGTACCTGTAGAAAATAACATTGGTGCTATCTTGCACGAACCAAAGAACAATGCATTGATTGTTGATACTCCACTAAGACGTCCTAAGTCTTTCACTAATGTCACTATGACTTTTATGAAGAAGTATAACTTCACTGCAACAAGCGGAACTTCTCACACATTAACTCTTACCGATGCAGGTGAGACTTTTGTTCGTGAATCTGATGTAATCGTTGCGTCCGCTACAGAGTTCGCACCATCTGGTGTAACCACTTCTATTCAATCTGGTAACAAAGATATAGTGTTCTCAAGTCTTACAAATGGCGTTGCTTATGAAGTAATCACATTTGTTAAGAAAACAAACTCAACTGTTAAAACTAAGACACTTGAAGAAACAACTGTAACAACTACACTTGATTCTGATGGTCAAGGCATCAAGTACATCAACTTAGGTAAGTCTGATATCTACTCAGTAGAACGTATTCGTGCAACTGATTCTGACGGTGCTGATATCTTTGGTAACTTCTTATTTGATGCTGGTGCACGTACTACACACTATGGTGACGGTAGGTTAATCTGGACTCGTGGTGGTATTTCAAGTGAGTCTGAAAACGTATTTGTACGATTCAAATACTTCTCACATTCTGCTAACGGTGAGTTCTTTGCTGTTAACTCATATGACGGTCAAGTAGATTACTTGAAGATTCCTGCGCAGAACTTGAAAGATGGCGACAAAGTATCATTACGTGATGTAATCGATTTACGTCCTGCAACTGATGGTTCTGGTGACTTCTCAGGCGGTACAGTATTTGGTTTACCAACTCCAACTGATACAATCACAAGTGACGCAGAGTATTACTTACCGCGTAAAGATAAGTTAATCATTACTAAGAACGGTGAGTTACAATTAAAACAAGGTTCTCCGTCTCTTAACCCTAAATATCCTGAAACTGGTGCTGACGCATTAGAGTTATATAAGATTAGTCTTAACCCTAACACTATGCACTCACAAGATTTAGAGACTACATTGATTCCTAAGAAAGGATATACAATGGCAGATATCTCACGTCTTGAAGAGAAGTTAGATAAAGTAGAAGAAATGGCAACATTATCTTTACTTGAACTCAACACTAAATTCTTAGACGTACTTGATTCAGCAGGTAACAATCGTACTAAGTCTGGTTTCTTTGTTGACAACTTCAAAGACCACCAGTTCTCAGATACACGTAGTCCAGAATATCGTGCGGCAATTGATAAGAGAAACTTATTCTTAAAACCAACGTTTGTTGAAGATTGTGTTGATTTATACTACGATAGTGTAAACTCTAACCAATTACGTACAGTCAAGAAAGCAGACTATGTAATGCTTGACTATAACGAGATTGCATATGAAGCACAAGATTTAGCATCTAGCACAGAAAACCTTGCTCCATTCTACAACCCACAAACTATTGGTCGTCTGGAAATGTCTCCAGAAACTGACGTATGGTTTGAAACTGAACTTGTAGGCGAGACTGTAACAGGTAAGAAAACTAAGTTTGACCTTAATCACGCATTGAACTGGAACAACTCGGAGAATGAGTGGTTCGGTTTAGATCCGTCTTCATTAGAAGTTGGTGAAGCATCTGGTTTTCAAACTGGTACATCAACAAGTGTTGCTCATAACTCAAAAGATCCAGTTCTTATCGGTACTGTCAAGACTGAAGAGTTAGGCGAATGGGTAGAAACAAGTTCTGTTACTAATTCAGAAACACTATACACTGAAACAGTTGAATTATCAAGAACACGTAAAGAAGAAGTTTCTCGTTCTGTTATCGACTCTGGTTATTATATTGAAGATGTAAATGCAGATTGGTTTAACGGTAGTTATGGAGATGGCGGCCGTGATGCATATGGAACCAACTACAATTATGTGCCTTACGGTTCATACGGTTATAGTTTTTTACCAGCATACACTGAAATACCTTACGATACAGTAGAAGTAACAACTGACCTATATGATGTAGTAACTGCTGAAACTCGTTCTTCTGTCAACACTATCAATACTTCTACTTACGAAGCAACTAAGACAATCAGTACAGAGAATACTTACGAAGGTACAGCAGAGATTGTTACTACAACAACAACTGCAAATACTGTTAACCGTATTGCAAGTGCTTCTACTATTCGTGACATTGTTGGTGAGAGAGTCATTGATGTATCGGTCATTCCTTTCATGCGTTCAATTGAGATTCGTTTCAAAGCAGAAGGTCTACGTCCTAATACTCAATACTTTCCATTCTTTGATGGTGCTTCAGTAGCAAGTTTCTGTAGAGAAGAGACTAAGTATCAAACTGTATCTGAACTTAACCGTATCAATGCGGCAGGTGAGAATGATAATGAAGGTACTCAACGTACTACACAACAACACTCAAAAGGTCGTACTGACTTAATTTCTGACGCAGAAGGTACAGTAGTTGGTTCATTCGAAGTACCAAACAACGTATCAATGCGTTTTGCAACTGGTGCAAGAATGTTTGCATTACTTGATGTAACTGTACATAACTTCCAAGCGGCATTGTCATACGCACGTGCACGTTTCGTATCAGCAGGTACACTTGAGAAAGTAGAGAATGAAGTACAAGTTACTCGTTTACTTAAAGTTGTTGGTGAGAACTTCAACGAAGTTGACCGTGACGTAAACGTCGAACGTACAGTTTGGACAGAAACACTAATCGATACTGAAGTTGCAACTGATGTTAAATCTACATCAAGTGTTTCAACTATTATTGGCGATACTACTACAACAAATGAGTTTGTAGGTACAGACGTTACATACGAAGAAGTATATGGTACTGCTATCACTCCAGTCAATCATGTTACTGAAACAACAACTACTACGCCTCCAGGCGGTACTACTGAAGTTGAAGATGTAGCAGAAACTACTACGCAATATGTACCTACAACATATGATGAACTTGGTAGTGCTTATGATAATGACATTTTCTTCTACATGGATCCAATAGCACAGACGTTTATGGTTAAAGAAGAGAGTGGTGTATTCTTAACGACTGTTCGTAGTTACTTTGCTACTAAGTCAAGTTCTGCTCCAGTCTTTTGTGAGATTCGTCCTACAGTAAATGGTGTTCCATCTGCTACTAAGATTCTTGCAACTAAGAAGTTATCACCTAGTCAGGTATCAACTGTACCGTCTAACCCAACTAACAAGTCAATGTTACAGAATGGTACAGACTTTACATTTGATGCTCCAGTGTATCTTTCACGTGGTGAGTATGCAATCGTATTACGTCCAGGTAACAACAACCCTGACTATAATGTATATGTCGGTACTGTTGGTGAACATCAACTTGGTTCTACTGAATCATTTATTTCACAACAACCAACACTTGGTGGATTCTTTAAGTCACAGAATGGTAAACTTTGGGAACCATCATCTGGTCAAGATTTAGCATACAAGATTTCTGTTGCTAAGTTCGAGACTTCAGGTAATGCAATTCTTGAAAATGTAAACGTACCACCTGTTGCATTGGCAACTGACCCACTACGTGCCGAATCAGGTTCTGATATAGTTCGTGTGTTATTACGCGGTCATGGTTTACGTGATGGTGATAAGACTTGGATTCGTGGTATTGATTCTGCAACTGACTTCGGTAACGGTTTAACTGGTGCTGACGTAAACGGTGTACGTACTGTAATCGATTACGATAATGCAGGTTATACATTCCAAGCAAGTTCAAGTGCAACTGGTGATATTTGGTTCGGTGGTAAGTCTGTTACTTCTCAACGTAATGTGAACTTTGAAATCTTACGTCCAGAATTAAACTTGACTCAACCTAATCAAACTGATGTTACATTATCAATCAAAACTGCGACTCAACAATCTCTTGCAGGTTCTGAAACTCGTTTCACTAAAGACAGTAAGTATCAGATTATCGAGAATGGTCGTAACAACAAGTTCCCGACTGCTCGTGCAATCTATAACAGAAAGACAGAGAATCTAACTGGTGCAGGTAAACTTGCAGGTGAACGTTCTGCTACTATGCAGGTCACTATGAAGACGACTAACCCGTTTGTGTCGCCTATTCTTGATTTACAACGTGCTACACTTAACTGCGTACACACATTGATTTCAAGACAAGATAGTTCGGCAACTGATGGATTCAACGTACCACTTACTTATGTCGGTGAACGTAACCCTCAGAATGGTACTGAATCTGCGAAGCATGTAACTACTGTCACTACTCTTACAGAAGAGGCAGTTGGTTTGAAAGTCTTACTTTCTGCGAATAAACCTCCACAAGCAGACTTCCAGTTATACTACAGAACTGCAAGTGAAGGTGATGTTATTCGTAAGTCTGCATGGACTGAAATTACTGCGGAGAACAATCTACAGTCTGACACTAACCCTAACGTATTCAGAGAGTATCGTTACTTAGTTGGTGGCGACGGTGGTGTTGCACGTCCATTCACTCAATTCCAATTGAAGATTGTAATGCGTTCAACAAGTTCTGCACATGTACCAACATTCAGAGACTTGAGAGCAATTGCATTAGCGGTATAATATGAAAAAGAATTTGAGACTTACGCAAGTAGAAGATGAACCAAATTGGGCCCGAGATGAAAACTCGGGTGCCATTTTGAATATAAATAAAGATGAAATTAGAATTGCGAAAGAACGTAAGAAATTGCGATTACAGAAAGCAAGAGAAGAAAAGAATCTGAAGGCAAAGGTTGACAAATTAGAAAATGATATCAGTGATATTAAATCTTTACTTTCCCAACTAGCAGAGAGACTATAGATGGCACGTCCTTTTACTAAAATGTCCGACTCGTTCAAAGTTCTAAGAGACAATCTAAATATAGTCTCTTATAACGTTGGCGACCCACAAGACTTACTCACGCATGGTGACAGTGATGTTGTCATGGCAATTAACGAACTTGAACGTGTGTTTGATGCTTCTGCTGGTGAAATTATCTATCCTACAGGTAATGCACTTCAAGGCGAAACTCAGACTCGTTTACTAATCAGCACTAATCAAAACAGCGGAACAGACATTATCTTAAATGCAGGTAATGATATCCGTTTCGATGCTGTTGGTGATATTACATTAGATGCAGGTGGTGCGAACATCAACTTTGATGATGATTCGGTATCACGTATCGCATTCACCCTTGGTACTACAAACACTGTAGGTGTAACTGGTATACTCGACCTTGACGTATCATCTAACTTAGATGTTGACGTAAATGGTAACACTACAGTAACATCTACTGGTTCTACTACTATCGAAACATCTGGTGGCGATTTCTCAGTTGATGCTTCGGGAGATATTATTCTTGATGCTGATGGTGGTAATGTCACAATCAAAGATGGCGGTGTCGTCGAATATGACTTTGCAACTGATGGTACAATTAGTCGCACAGGAGACTTGACATTTGACATTTCTGGTAGTATAATAGTAGATGCAGACGCGGGGAGCATTACATACAAAGATGGTGGTACTCCTCGTATTGCATATTCGATGGGTACTACGAATGAAGTTGATGTAACTGGTAACTTAACATACGATGTATCGGAAGATATTAAACTTGATGCAGGTGGTGCTAATATCGACTTTGATGTTGATGGTACTACTCGTATTGGATATGCACTTGGTACAACTAATACAACAACTGTTACTGGTAATCTAACTGAAAATGTATCGGGCGCATATATCGGTACATCTAATAACTATCAACACACTGCAACAGGTACTTATGATATCACATCTACTAGTACTTATAGCACAACTACCTTAGCACAAACACACAACGTAACTGGCGACTTTACTGTAGATGCATCTGGAGACATTATCCTTGATGCTGATGGTTCTGACATTTATTTGAAAGACGGCGGCACAATTCGTTTCACTTATAACTTAGGTACAACAAACGAAGTTGATGTTGTTGGTAATCTTGTATGGGATGTAACTGGCGATATCGTATTAGATGCTGACGGTGGAGACATTGACTTTAAAGATGACGGTGAAACACGTTTTGCATTTGGTCTATCTGCTATCAATACACTTGATATTACTGGCGCATTAAATCAAACTATCTCTAATCTTTATACATTAGATGTTAGTGGCGACCATACAGATAGTGCAGACGGTATTCGTATTATCAATGCAACTGATGGACTTACTTTCGAAACAACACATGGTCCACTAGCAATCACAGCAAGTGGAAATGGTACTGTTGCAGTAGGTGGTAATTACTTAGTAGATGTAGAAGGAAACTTCTCAGTTGATGCCGAAGGTGATATTAACCTTGATGCAAACGGTGCTGACATTGTATTCAAGAAAGGCGGTACTACTAAACTTCATTTCAATCTTGATAGTGACCAAACTATCGAAGCAACTAATAGTTTAATACTTGATGCTGATGCAGACATTACACTTGAAGCAAATGGCAAAGATATTAACTTCAACGATGGTTCTCAGAACAACTTTGTATTCAACTTAGGTACAAACCAAGAAGTAGATGTTGTTGGTGACTTAACATTAGACGTTGCAGGCGATATCAACTTAGACGCAGATGGCGGTCAAGTAAGATTCAAAGACGCAACTGCTGATAGACTCGTTTTCAATATGAGTGCAGGCAATCAAGAAGTTGACGTGACTGGTGATTTAACACTGGACATTGCCGATGATATGGTTGTTGATGTTGCCGGTGGTGATATCGATTATAAAGTTGCGGGCACAACTCATATTGCTGTTGGTCTTGGTACAAGTAACACTATCGACCATACTGGTAACTTAACAGAAACTACTTCTGGTAATTACTCTGACAGTGCAAGTGGCACGTATCATATTGGTGCGACTGGCGCAACTGACATTCAAACTTCGGGTACATTCCAAACTAAGTCTGCCTCTCAGACTCATACTGTTGCAGGTGACTTCACAGTAGATGCAAGTGGTGACATTGTTCTTGATGTTGACGGAGATGATATCTTCTTCAAACAAGCAGGTGTTACACGCATTACATACAACTTAGGAACCAATCAAGAAATTGATGTTGTTGGTAACTTAACGTATGACGTAGCAGGTGACATTACGCTTGATGCAGATGGCGGTAATGTATTTATCAAAGATGCAGGAACTACTAACTTTGAGTTTATATCTGGTACGAATAAAGAAATAGATATTCCGTCAGGTAACTTGACAATTGACGTTGCAAGTGATATAATCTTAGATGCTGGTGGCGCAGATGTGGATATGCAAGTTGCAGGTACATCTAGACTTAAACATACTCTAGGTACTACTAATACTGTAACTGCAAATGGTAACTATGTTGTTGATGCAAGTGGTGATATTACGTTAGATGCCGCCGGTGATAATATCTATCTTAAAGATGCTGGTACTACTCGTATCACATATACATTAGGTACTGACCAAGAGATTGATGTAACTGGTTCATTGACATATGATATTGCTGGTGACTTAAATCTTGACGTTGATGGCGGTGACATATATCTGAAAGATAATGGTACACAGTTTGGTCGTTTACAGAACTCAAGTAACCAATTAGATATCTACTCAGGTTCTACACTTGCACTTGAGATGGATGCAGGTACAATTGAAGTTCATAATCGTGCGTTCTTCCTTGACAGTGCATTAGATACAACTGCACAAAACGTTGCAGGTTCTCTAAATGAACTACACACAGATGTTATAAATAATGATAGTGATATTGCAGAGTTAGATTCGCGTGTAGGTAAACTATACGATTTAGATTCTAGTACTACTCGTAGTTTCTTCGACAGTGACGGAACTAATGGTAATATCGTAAAAGCATTGAATGAACTAGCAAGACGTGCCGTTGCAATCTATGATGAGAACGGTACTCTTCTGAACTAAAGGAAGATAAATGTCAAACAATAAGACATTACCGTTAAAACTTCGAGATAGTGACGGTGGTTTACAACAGATAAACGCAACGGAGAAAAACTTCGTTGCGTATCTCGCTGGTCTTCAACTCGCGCAGGCAGATAGTGATGACATTGGATTGTTGTCGCTTACTTCTGCGGGCAATCTTGCAATTGGTTCTCTTACTGATACGTATTATCCTGAAAACACTGGTCATCATCCATATCAGGGAAGTAGTGTAATTACTACTACAACTAACTTGTATTCAAATCAAGGGACTGCACTTGAGAATGATTCTGACTGGCGCAAACCAATTGCGCATTATCAAAACAACATTTACGAATTATCTGACGCTGACTTAAATACTTTTGCAGACCAAATCAATAGTCGTATTGCAACATCTGAATATCCTGGCGCATTACGATTATCATCTTCTGCACCATCTTCGGATTGGTCTATTTTAGTACCTAATGTTTTGATTGACCGAGAAGGTGATTCTGACAATGGCGATCCGTCTATATTGAATGCTTATCACATTTGGCGTAGAACATCAATGTCTGCACCTAATTCAATCAAAGATTGGAAAGGTGGGGCATCTTCTCTTATGGGTATTAAGAGAAGTTCTGGAGATAGTGGCGACTATCAAGGTCTTACTAAGTTAACTGACAGACAGATTCAAGTAACTATTGGACAACGTGCCAAGACTCGTCGTGCAGTAAACGGTAACATTGGTTCTTACTTGATTCGTTCTGGTACACAAGGCGCACCAACTGACGCAGGTACTTGGGCATCTCGCGGTACTGCAATCAATACTATTCGTAATATTGAAGATTTAGATTATACACGCATACGCAGTTCTGCATTCACTAGAACCAGAAACTCGAATTATACTCGTATTTCTACCAGTGCACGTTCAATTACCTATACAGGCGATTATACTGGAGACTATAGTAGAATATTTGGCGGTAATTACTCACGATTATTCGCTGGTAATTATACTCGTGACTTCACAGGTAATTACACAAGAGATTTCGCTGGAAACTATTCTCGTGACTTCACACGTGGTCGTTCATCATCATATACTCGTGATTTTGGTGGTAACTATTCTCGTGAGTTTGCGGGCAACTATACACGTGATTTCACAGGTAACTACTCACGCGTTTACACACGTGACAGGAATTCAAGTTATACTCGTGGTTTTGTGGGTAACTACTCACGCGTTTACACACGTGGCAGAAATTCTATTTACGCAGGTAATTATGCAGGTGAGTACGCAGGTAACTTTATTGGTGAATATACACGTATCTCAAACAGAATACGTGTGTCAAACTATACACGTATTAACCAAATAACTCGTAACTCATCATATGCTCGAACAAGAGAATCTGCTTATATAGCAGATTACTCAAGAGACCGTAACTCATCATATTCTAGGGACTTTATTGGTGATTACTCACGTCTTTACGCAGGTAATTATACTCGTATTTTTATTGGCGAATATACAAGGGATCGTTACTCATCATATGCTAGAGTGTTTGCGGGTGAATATACAAGGAACTATACACGTAGTTTCGCAGGTGAATATACTGGTGATTTTGTAAGTACTTTTACAATTGGGTATTCTCGTAACTACACCAGGTCTTTCAATAGAGTCCGTGTTACAGAATATACACGTAATTTCGTAGTAGGATACTCACGTAATTATACTCGTGGATTTGCGTCAACACAATCTTATTCACGTAACTTTAGTCGTGAATTCGTAGTAGGATACTCACGTAATTATACTCGTGGATTTGCTTCAACTGTTTCTTATTCACGTAACTTTAGTCGTAGTTTTGAACGTATTAGAGCAAGTTCTTATTCTCGTAACTACAACAGGTCGTTTTCTCGCAACTTTGAACGTATCAGAGCAAGTACGTATACTCGTGATTTTGTGGGCAATCGTACATCAACTTATGTAAGAGAAGTTTCTTTTTCAAGAATTACCGCTTATTCTCGTACTGCGTTTACTCGAATAGGTACTGATTTTGTAGGAGATTATGTAGGACTTGTTCTCGACCCTGATGGTGCTGGTGATAACTACAACTGGATATATCAAACTAATGGTAGCACTTATGAACGATTGATAATAAACTGGAATGGTGTTGAAGTTGTTAATCATTATGAACCTTTTTATGGTGGGGGTTTAGCAAGTACGATAGTATGGGATGAGGGCGGTGTTATATATAGGAGAGGAGGATTTGTAAAAACTGTTAGTATCAATACGATTTACAGAGTAAACAGAGACGAAAATTTCACTCGTAATCTATCTTATGCAAGAGAGGCAACGTTTAATCGTTCTACACCATCTTCTTTTTCGCGTGTTAATTTATCGTATGCTAGACAATCGTTTAGTCGGGACTTTACAAATACTCGCAATTCAGGTTATTCACGTAATTTCGTAATTGGATATTCTCGTAACTATAGTAGGTCGTTTTCTCGCAACTTCAATCGTGTATTCACGTTGAATAGACAAGAAGATTATTCACGAATCTATACAAAAATTAGACAGTCTAATTATAGTCGCATCTTTAATAGAATACGTGCATCTAATTATTCACGAATCTATACAAAAATTAGACAGTCTAATTATAGTCGCATCTTTAATAGAATACGTGCATCTAGTTACGTTGGCGACTTTACATTAGTAAGGTCTGA